TCAGGGTTCCTGCGATGTTATCGGCGACCCCTTCAAGTTCTTCGGTAGTGAACCCCAACGATGCAGTTTTGGGTTTCAACAATGATAAGACTTTCGTTTTCATTTCTTTAGCGTTTTTTGTTTGTATAAGGCTCTGCGGCTATCATACCGACAGATCTTTATACCAAAAACCGCATGGAAAACACCTGTGGACTATAATCAGCCGCACAAGCAGGTGCAAAAGTAAAACACTAATGTTTTTATAACAAACGTTATCGCAGTTAAATATTGTTAAATATTTTATTTAGCCCAAAAGAGGCTATTGTCTTTTGGAAATAAGGCAGTATTTCGTGAAAAGAAAAATCTACCCGCAAAAGCAATTATGATAAAAAAAATAGTGATTTTATTTGGTAGTTGCAAAAATAAGTATTACCTTTGCAATGCGGGAGTTAGTTTCTGCACCAGTCCGGCGGGGGGGTGATAATCACAAATACGCGGCATAAGGGGGCTACGGGTTAGTCCCTTTTTGTTTGCTCCCATAGCAGCCTTAAAAGTCCATTTTTGTCCATGTAGTAAATATCAGGAAGGCTTATTATTTGACCTTTTGTTAATCTTCCGATTTCACGCATAGCTGCGTTGTTCACATTATTAAGTTTTTCGTTTGTATCCCAGTAAAAAATGGCATTATCCGCTTTTCGTGCGTCTAACAAATACTTTCTAATTGTTGCATCGTTGGCTTTGTTGATATATTTAATGTCCCACGTTTTATTATCAAATTTCACATCCGGACCTTTCTTTACTCCTTCTGCCAAAAATTCAACCTGTTTTCCGTTATATTTAGCAAGCATTTTACCGACTTTTATTTCCGCTTCGCCGCCGCCTCCTGTCTGAGAAAATTTATGTTCTTTATGATAAACATTATAACCTCCGCTAAACTTATCGAAATAAGCCTTTTCCCATTCACTACCATACGAATTGTATTTTTGTATTGCAGCTTTTCGTATTTCTTGTTGCTCTATTGTGTTTATAGGGTTTACTTTAATTCCTGCAAAGGTAGCATTATCTTTCAAAAAGTATTATACGCTGCTTCATTTTTTACGGGTGTTTCAAAGGCTTTTTCTATTGACCAATTGCGTGTATTTAGTCTATTAAATAACGTGCTTTTCTTTATACCAAAAATTTCACTCCACTCTGAAAAACATTTTGTTATTCCGTTGTAGGTGATTAATACGTTTCTTCTTGTGTTTCTCTGTTGTTCTTTATTAGTTGCTAACCTGCAATTGGATGGCTCATAATTCCCGCTATTTTCAATTCTATCAATGCTTAAACCTTTTTCCCAATTCTTACTCATTGCCCAATCGTAAAATGATTTAAAATTATTAATCCATTCATCACTCACTTTTATTCCTCTTTCGCCATACCTGTAGTAAGATTTATCATTCTTGTCGTAACATCTTAGTTTCATATTCATCCAAACTTGATATAATGGATGTTTAGTTAACCCATGTGCAAAATTATTAGCTTTTCCTTTGTGAGAACAACCACATGTTTTAGCGTGTCCATTTTTCAAATTACCACCATAGACAATTTTTTCTTTACCACAATCACATATACATAACCACCGTTTATTGTTACATCTGTCTTCAACTCGTTTAATTACTGTAAAACAGTTGAACTTTTGTCCCGTTAAATCAATTACTGAACTCATAGCTAACTATTTATATTTCAATTTTCGTCGTAGTCTTCGACAATCTCATCATCTCCAATCCCAACTTCAGATTCGTAGCGGTCGATGATTGGCCGCATTGCGGCAACACGCCTTTCATATTCTTCAGGGTTGTTGCGTTCGAGGTCGCGCCATTCTTTTTCTATTTTGGCTGACAATTTTTCAAATTCTTCAATAGGCATTTCTGCAAATGTTTTCATTTTTCTATTATTTTAATAATAATCATTCCGTTATGACTAATACTTTTATTTACAATGATAAATGATGTGTTATTCGTAAACATTATTTCTTGTTGATTTTTTGATGTAAAGATACCATTAAATTCTGATATTTTCGATATATCGCGCCCTGTTTTACTTTGAATTTCAAAAATAACCTGTATTTCATTCCTTTTTAACGGAGAATGTTTGGCGAATTCTAATGCGGTTTTTATGTTCTTGCTTGATGAAACAAAGCGATTATGCTTTATTATGTCGCCTTTATCTCCTGCAAAAGCAATTTCAAAATCCTTACGCTTGATAATCATACCGCGATAAACAGACCCTTCATAAATCGGCAATTTTTCCAATCCTTGTGTAATCAATGTTTGTGCAGCGCGATTAAATTCAGTTAGTGTTCCTGTATCCATTTGCTTGTTCAGCTGTCGGTAGTTGCCGTTAGGCTTTGTGTAGTGATGTATTGCCGCAAGTTCAGTATTAGGAATGTTCGGATAAGTTTTCGCCAATTTATCAATTACTCTCTGCATCGCCTATTTCGTTTTGCCTGCTTGGGTAAATTTCTTTTCTTCGTTTGAATAGGTATTTACATCAAACTTAGTCTTAACAAATTTTGCATTATCTCTTACAAAATACGGCATATTAGACCATCCTTTTGCTCGTTCTTGATTGTCATCTACCCACTTCTTAAAGTTTTCAGGCACATCTTTGACTTCATTGACGCTTTCGGATGTTTCATTATTCAGTTCTTCAATAGTTTTGAGGATAGGAACGGCAAGGCATCTGCAGGCAACATGCCATCCTGTAAACTTGAAATCTTTTGGATAGTTTCCTGCAAGGGTGTCGCAAATATCAAAGAACGACTTGCCGTTAAGCGTGTGGTTGTTTGAAAGGCGTATCTCAATGCCAACAACAAAGTCAAGTTGCTGCCAGCGTTCGTGGTCGGCTGTTCTGTACGCCATATTTGTTTCTGTACGTGCAAGACGTAAAGCATTTTTGTAACTGCTTCTGTAAACTCCGGCGCCGGGGTTGTAGGCTTTGGCTGCTTTAGATAGTTGCAAGTCTCCGTGTTCATCTCTAACACGCCGAAACAACTTTTCAGGTTCTCGCAGGCACTTTTTTAGGTCTCGTGCTATTTCAACCGCCGGCAGTCCGTTTCTGATTCCAAAATCCAAGCCTAATTCAATTTCATTCTTGAATTGGTTGGTATAGTTCCAAACGCGGTCGGATAGTTTCAATCCTTTTGTTTTTCGTCCTATAAAAGCGTCTCGTGCTTTGTCGTTGTTGTTGTAATACTTTCGCTCCTGTTCTTTTGTGAGTTTATACTTATTATCGCCAAACACACGGTCGCATAGCGCATTGTTCTTGTTGTTTGACAATGTCCATTCTGAACGCACTCCGTTCACAACAGCAGTTTCAACATCGTTTTGGAGCGACTTTATCAAATTGTCGATACGTGCTTTTGTTTCAGGATAGTCGGAAAAAGAAAACAGTTTGTCAGGATTAAAACTATCCAGAGATACACCGATAGCGGCTGCTTCTTTTGCTGCCGCATCGAATATGCTATCAATCTGTCGTTGCGTTAATCCGAGATTGAGCAAGTGCTGTTTATCAAATTTGTTCAACGCCATTTCTTGCTGCAAAAATAATGCTGTGCTTGCAATTAAAGTCGAGCGAGCTTGTATCTGAAATTCTACTTAAATTCTTTCGTCCGTTCTTATTAAAACGATGCATTTCCTCTCTTGTTCCAACTTCAAAATGTCTTCCGACTTGAACAACACAGATGTTTTTGTTTGGGATTTGCAATGAGCGTTTGATAGCCTTTTTGATTGCTCGTTTTTTCCGGTAATAAATAATAAGTTTCCGTACTATTAGATGCGGATGAAAAAACCAAAATATCAATTCTCCTGCTTTCATTTTGCTATAAATATATCCATTTATCAGAAATTAATTTTTATTTTCATATTTTACACATTTGGCATTTTAACGACTATAATGTAGCATTTTGTTACATTGTCGGCTCAAAAGTATCAGCAACATTTTTTGTCATCTGCTCTTTATTTATTTGTTCGCTTTCCGCTTCAGCATCTTTTACCCAACCCAAACGTTTGATACCGGTTATACGTGATGCAATAGGTTCGCCGCCGGTTGCTTTGGTAATCTTTGTGATATAGGCATCTTCATCGTTTTGGATAAACGGAGTTATTTTGTGCTTAACACTTACTGCAGATGTTTTTCCTTTCCACTTGACGTTCATCAATTCGAGAAATGCTTTGATGACATTACATTCTCTATCCAAGAACTCTACGATGTCGCCCGATTCTTCGCCTACTTTCAAGTGAGCGTCTGTGAGGAGCGTCTTTCGGGCTTCACCGGAAACAACGCCAAGCCCTTTGGTATTTTCAAGCGACAGGTTCGGCAACTGCAATTCTTCATCCATGTTCTTTTTGAGAATTTCGGTATAGAATTTGGTCGCTTCGACTTGTTGCTGCCAAGTTACATAATCAATATCTGCGTCTCCTTCGAGCTGATAAACTTCCCTTGCAGCATCTGTTTCAGGCTTGGCGTTGTTTAATAGCTTGCCTTTCAGTTTCAAAATAGGAGCAGAGTTTTTGCGTATGATGTCGCTTTGCCGAGAAAGCGTATATTCAATCTCTTTTGTGTTGTTTGTAGCATCTTCCCAAATCGGAAGCGGTCGCCATTGATATGCCGCCGGTATTTTCATCAATACAATATCTTCGGCTTGTATGACTTCTTCCCATTTGTCACCTTCTTTCTTCCAGAGATAATGCTTTTCAGAGGTGTAACACTCAAAATATTGTACGTCTTTCTTTTTCTCAACTTTTGAATATTCCAAACTAATTGCAATTAAATCTACTCCGTTGAATAGCGGATACAAAGCAGCCTGTTCGATTCGTGAATATTTTCTATCCATAGGCGAGTAAGACATACAGCGTAATTTATAGTCGCTTTTGAAGCCGTATTCTTCGTTTGGCGACTTAACGGCGTACCAAATAGTTAATACCTCACACGAGGAAAAATAAGCGTGCCAACGCTTTGTATTGACGGCGTCAATGCGCACTCCTTCGTATATATTCTCAATAGCGTCAGCAATAACTTGTTTTTCTTCGTCTTTTCCGGCATCATATACCCTTTCGACAGGAATAGAAAAAGCCATTTGCGTCATCCGTCTTGAGTACATACGTTGCGAGCCGTAAGTTACTCGTGCAACCTTTTCAATTGTACCGTCACTGCGGATTTTGTCCCTGCGGGTAATTTTGTCTGTCATAATCTCGTGCTCTGACGGGATATATTCTTTCGACAGAGCGTCCCACGACATTACATCTACGTTTTTTTCTTTGAGGTCTGATATGATGTCATCAATAGACCTGCCTTCTGCAAAAATTTCTTTGAGTTCCATATAATTATCTAAAATCATTAAGTATTTGTTCTTCGTCAATTATTGTATTGTTTACTCCCAATATTTCAGTTAGTACTACATATCTGACAGCGTCTATCGCGTGATTAAATGTGTCGATAGGTTTATTTAACCATTTCCCATCCCTGCTTTGTTGGTATGTGTAATTCTTAAATTCTTTGATAACATTTGTACTGTTCTTTGTAATACAAATTTTATATTCAAGCATTTTAGTAATTCCCGCCTCAATACTACCTTGATATTTTACGACAGGAATTATATTTATTCCTGCATTATCTATTTCTTTTATCAATCTCGGATCGGCGCTTTCAGAAATTATACGCTGCCATTCTTCCCAGCGATTCTTCCCTTCGTAAAATTGTGATTTTATTTCTCTAACTATGTCGCTTGCTACCATTTCTGTCCGGTAACATATTTCGTCAATATAAATTGTGTCATCGGTTATAACTACTTCTACCAATGCAGTGGGGTCGTTTGAGAATCCAAAATCCATTCCCGCATACTTTTTCTTCGATTTCGGCATCTCGTCGATTATCTCTACGTTCTTAAATATCAACCCCTCAATTTGAGCTTGAATGCCAAGACCGTATATTTTCCAAAGGCTTTCGTTTTTATTTTGCAGGCTCTCTATTTCGTCAATTACGGTCTGTTCCAAAAACGGATTATCCTTATATGTGGAGATAAAGTGGTATGTTCTTCTGTCTTTGTTTACGTTGAATATCCAATGGTCGTCAGAAAAAGAGGGATTATAGTCTAAAAGTGCAAACTTTGTTGTTCGCATTTTTAGCTGTTGCCATTCAAGAAATGATAACTCGTTGGCTTCGTTCACAAACAAAATATCCCTTTTTCTACCTCTTAATTTCTGCTCGCTGTCAGTGCTGAAAAATTCAATCCACGACCCATTCGGAAAATGATAGGTAAGTTCCGTTTTATTGAGCCGATTTTCATCGAACAGCCGCATTTTTACAAGGATTTCTTTGAAGTCGATAAACGATGAGCCTTTCAGTGCCGGAAGTGTCGCCCGGACAACCGAAAGTCGGGTATTCGTATATTTCAGACAATATACGATTAGCCATATCAAAGCGTTATATGTTTTGCTGCTTCGGCTGCTGCCTTGCATAGAGACGGTTGTAAAACATTTTTGTATTGCATCGTCTATCCTGCTGTATATGTTAGTCGTCTGTATCATCTGTTCTGACCTGTTCGCGTCTATCTATGATTTCTATCTGTAACCCTGTTTGTATGGCATTGCCGTTTGTTGTTGCATCTATTCGAATAGGCTGCTTATTCCATATATCCGACTTTTTTTGTTTGAGCCATAATGCTGCCGCACCTGTATCCGGTGGCAGTTCGGTAATGGTTTCCTGTACAAGTTCAACGTCCGTTATCAATACCTTGCCTGTTCCTTTACATTTGATACATTCTTTATCCTTACCACCGCATTCGCAATTCTTCTCTAAAAAGCGCCTGACTTGTGTTTTTACCTTTATTCCACCAAACGCACGACGAAACAGTGAGGTTTCTACCATTGTCTCAAGCGGACGGCGACCCTTTTTTAATGCTTCAGATAATTCAGGAATAGAATTGACGAGTCCGGAAAAATAAGTTTCAGCGTAATTGAAATATTTTGCAATTTCTTTATTATCCAATCCGTCTCGCGCCAATCCTTCAACAATTAGCGATGTTTCCGCATCTCTGAAATCATATTTTGGTTTTGCCGGCATTTTACATTGCGTTTAATATATCCTCTCCCTTGATGTATTTGGTATTATACGGGTCATACCCGAACATCTCGCAAAACGCCTCTTTTGCTTGTGAGTTTGAAAATGAAAGCGTGATGTATGCCTCTAAATTCATGTGATGCTCCTGCGCACGCTCTTTTTGCTTTTCTTTTACATCTTTTATTTCTTCTTTTGATGCGGTCGGCTTAGTATTGTGTCTAAATTCTTCAATATCTAATATTTGCGTTTCAATACTATCCGTTATGCCGTAATCTGTATTCAGGTCTGACAAGGATTTGTATTCATCGTCCGTTATTCCCGCATTCTTGTAGTCTATATCGGGAAGCAATGCAGATAATAATTCATAGTCCTGTTTTGTATTTGTCGCCGGGTTATCCATATAAATGTTTTGTTCTTTCTCCGTTTTTTCATCCATTTCGACGGCTTCAACTTTTATGTCGTAATCCGTTTCGGGCGTTCCGTCGTATTTGTTCAACTTATTGAGCGCCATTACTCTTTTATGTCCGGATACAAGATTTCCTGTCAATCTGTTCCAAATAATCCCGCCGAGAATGCCGACTTGCCTTATATTTTTTGCTTGTTGACTTATCGCCTCCTTGCTGTGTTTCTTTGGATTATAAGGCGCAAAGTTTATTTGCGAACGCTTAATAATTACCGTTTCAGACTGTTGATATTTCATATTCATGCTGTTTTTTATAATCGTGTTCAAATAACAATCTTTCACACATCGGAAACGTGTTTATAGTCTTCCGTAAGTCATCGGGATAGTTTTCTCGGAGATACAGTAAGTAGTTTATGTCGTTTACAGCCGCTCCGTTGCTCCTGTATTTCCCGAATAATTCCGGTCTGATAAGTTTGTTTTCTTCAATGTATTTCAGAACATCTTCATTTTTATATGAAGAAAGCGGGTAGAATTTTTTAGTTTTTTCGTTGATTGCTTCCTGCGGGTATGTTCTTAACATTAACCTCCTGTTCAGACCGTCAGCCTGCTTAAATCCGAAACACGCCCATTCGATTTCCGTTATTGCGCGGACTTTTTCAGTGAGTTCGTATAATGAGTATTGTTTAATTTTTTCATCTTGAGAGATACCCATATATCTCAATTTTATGTAATTAAACAGGTCGTAATGCGGTATCTGCATAAATTCGACGGTTGCGTATTTCTTTTGCGCGTATGCTATATATCTATTTATGTGGCGTAAATCTTTAACCATGTACATAAATACGCATACTACACGCTTAAAACGAGGATAAAGCAAGTCTAAAAGCGCAATACTGTCTTTTCCGGATGCCGAATGAAACAGTATCACGCTTTCGCTTTTTTCAGCTACCGAATCTATTATTTCAATAGCTTTCTTCATGATTAATACCCGCGTCCTACTGCATGACGCAGCCAATTTTGAACTGCGGGATTAGTCCTTCTTGTACCTGAGCTGTCCGGCATAGTTGTAAATTTTAAATTGTTATACATACATTTATCGCCGCAAATATAGTATAAATATGTTTATAATAAAAACATATACACAATTAATATATGTTAAATGAAAAACCAGACCTGTTTTAGGGGTCGGGTATAGGTCGGGGGTGTTCTGGGTAGTTGTAAATCAACTATTTAGGCGGTCGGAAAAAATATACAGAATTTATCGCCGATTTTAATCTTTCAGTATTTTGCCCAAACTGAAGATAATAAGACCGTCAAAATCGTCATCCCAATCTACATCCTCAAACTCATCTTTTAGAAGTTCCGGCAATGGCTTCGGATTTTCTTTGCGATAGTCAGGGTAAAGCAAGTCATTTTCGTTAAGCGTTTTCATAGTTGCAAACGGCGACCAATACAAACCGATGCACTCGCATATAAATGTATTCCGCGTATAGCCTATTTGAAATATAATATACTTGACTTTTTTATATTTCACAAACAGGGGTTTGCCGTTATCGTCTTTGATTTCATTGTACCCCTCTTTCGGGGTTTTACTTTGCCAAACAAGGCGGTTTAAGTAAAAATTAGAAATATCACGGTACTCTCTTACCTTCGTACCGGCTTTTATCTCGTCGGCAAAGCACTTTTTAATTATGAGCCTGATGCTGTTTTCATCTGTTATTTCTTTAGTTTTCATATAAATTTTGTTATTTTATGTTTGTAATGCAAGCACAAAGGTAAGAAATATAATTCAAATCAATAAATTAAATTCGCTTTTTTAAAACACCGCCATTCGCCTTTCTCGGTATCAAAATAAACCGTAACGGTGTCGTTATTCTTTCGGTTGTCATTGCCGGCGATTGCAGGTATTAAACGACTGTTTAACGTGCCGTAAGCCTCACGTATCGAGCCATCGACTTTTTGAAAGTAGAATTTAACGATTTTAGCTTGCATAGCTGTTTTTAGCTTTGCATTTGCCCAAGCGGATTTTAAAGCTTCTGACATCGTGAAGCCGTTGCGCTTAACAAATTGCCAAGCGCTTTGCATTAATTCTGATAAAAATTGTTTCGTTTTCATTGCTTTAAGTTTTATAGAAAATATAAATTAGAGAAATACAAATCGTTCATTTTTTGAAAGCTGCCAAACAGGCGTATTTTTGTGCCTTGCATAAGCGCAAATTTTGACCAGCCGTTTACCGACAGTAAAAAGTCTAATTGTTCTGAATCTAAGCCGTATTTGTCAATAATAGGGCTTATTTCAGAGATGAAAAATGTTTCGCTGTCTGTCGTATCATTTTTGGCTTTAGAGCCGTAAATTGTACCGTTATGGGCAAAATAAACATTGTTTCGCTTAAAAGGGTGGCAATTGCTTTCTTTTACGCCGCCGATTGTCGCAAAGCGAAAATGTATGATACAACTTTCTGAAATATCTACTTTTTCGAGTTCTTTTATAAAAGTTTTATAATTCAGAGTTTTAAAATACTTGTTTGCGGTGCAAAAGCCGAACCCGTCGGGGTTTTTATTCGCCGCTTTCGTCAATAATGCTTTTGAAGGCATTTTTACATTACTCTGTTTTACTATTATTACGCACATGATTTATTTGTTTTAGTGGCAAACAACCTCATTTGAGGTCGTTTGCGCGTTTATTGAAATAATTCTTTTCGCTCTTATTGATAAACGGTATGCTATCAATTTCGGTTATATAGTCGTTGAGTGTATGCTTCTTAGACCAATTCGCCAACAAGGTGCAAAACATTACCCACGCTTCTATTTTATTAAAATCGGTAGTGCCTTGATGCTGCCTGAATTCAATGGTTTGATGCCTTTGATAAGACGTTGCATTAACTTTGTAATATCTGTCAGAGCTAAATACGCTTTTTATTTCATCTTGTGTTTGCGCTTCTCTTAAATCTCTTATCGATATGTTTTTAAGGCTTTTGCAATACGCATTACCGTTTTCTCTGCGAGATTGAGCCATGAATTTGTCGATCGCCGGTTCTAAATAGTAATAGTTGATGAAAATATTTTTGTATTGCTCAAAACTCATTTTCTGCAAGCCGAGATGAACGTGAAGGCCGCATGATTTATTTACCTTTGCGCCGGCGGTCTTCAGAGCTGCGCAAACTTTTTCCAAATCGTCTGTGTCTTTTTGATTTCTTAAAATCGGGGTTACGCACTCGATCGGATCGTTGCCGGTAATAGATGAATCAGGTACCGTTTTGAATTGCGGGCGGGTTTCGTGGTTGTAACCGCTTTCAACTATTGCCACGCCGTTAAGGTCGCATTGTTCTTCAAAAACCCGCTTATTAACGTTGTAACACTCAATTTCAACGCCGATTGTGTAGCGTACATCTTCGTCGTCTTCATACTTTTTAAAAAGTTCGTCGACTAATTCGGGCGCAAGACCCAACTCAATGATTTTCGTTACTTTAGTTTCGTACAACTCATTGCTTTTCAGCACGTCTAAAATTTGATTTACTTTTGATTTCATTGCTGTTATATTTTTATTGTTAGAAATTAGTCATTACATTATAGTTGCCCTGTAATTTGCGAAGCATCGTTTCTGTTACTTCGTAAAAACCGTTACCGTAGTGATTCTTAACGCCCCTGCCTGAAATGGCAATACCTTTTGTGTTTACCGTATAAGAACCGCCGTTGCAGCTTTCAATAAGCATTTGTGCATTTGCTTTTCTTTCGTCGATTAACGTCGGGGTATATGTACCGCTCGTTATGCCGCTTTCTTTGATGTAAGTTACCGTTGTTGTCATTGTCTTTTATTTTTTAATTGTTATACTTTAATATATTTTTGATGATGCAAAGATATATCATAATATATTATTGTGAAAATATTTTTGGTTAATAATTGTTAATTAATTGTTAAATAAATATATTATAATATTTCATTAAATATATATTGATATATCTAAATATTTTATTACCTTTGCGGCATTAAAATATTAAAATATATCATTTATGAATTTAAGGGTAAAAGAAATTTGCAAGTCAAAAGGGCTGTTAATGGAAGAACTCGCCCAAAAATTAGGAATCGCAAGGGTAAATTTGACAAAAGCAATCAATGGTAATCCCACCATTGAGACGCTTGAAAAAATTTCTTCCGCTTTAGGTGTCGGCATTGAGGAGTTGTTTGTACCGAAACGCTCCGACGATGTAATCTCTGTCATCAATAAGGGAGAATTGTTTCAATTCTATTCGGTGGAAGAATTTAAGAAGTATGCGGACGGTTTGGTTATAGAGAGGAAAAAGGGGGAATAAAAAAAGAGGACACGCCGGATAACGCATCCTCTTAGAGCAATAAAAAAAACGCAGGGCTGTTAATCTATCCTGTTTATAGATATAATATCTTCCGCTCTTATTATTTTGGCTCTTTTAGCTTCCGTTTTAACTTTAAGCGATATTTTCTTCGTCTTGCTGTTGAAAAGGACATTGACAAGCCCCGAATGGGTAGCTTTGTATCTGTATGCCCGATATGTAACCTCGCATCGCAAGTTGTCGAATTTTTGAAGCTCGTCCAATGTAATCGCTTTGTTGTCTCGCGTCAGAACGGTTATGCTTTTATCTTTGAACATATTTCCGTTTCCGGTTAGCATCCACTCCGATGAAACTCCGAAGTCGTTTACCAGATACGAAATCCATGCAAGCTGAAATATATCGCTTTGCGGATTTTTTTTCACGGTAATAAAATTCCGCCTGTTTATGTCGTAAGTATTCGTAAATGTCTGCTTGCCCGAAATGACTTTATTTGCGATCAGCTTGTCGATAGCTTCGTAAAAACGGTTTATTATTGCTATGCTGTCAGGATTGTTCATTTATATTTTACTGTGTATTATTATTTTACCAGAATATTTGTCTATTTCGTAATAATACCTATTTAGGAGAGTATAATCAAAACCATAATCGCTTTTAATACTTATACTTCGTTTATATTCATTATATTCTATCTTGATGATATTATCAACAACGTATATTTTATCTGCATCATAGACAATATTGTCTTCGGTATAATGATCTCCGATTAACAAGACTTCAAACTCGAAATTGATAGAGGAGTTTTTTATATTAAACGAAATGTATTTATAAGAATAAACTGTCAGATTATAGACAGCTTCTTTTGATTTAAATAATACAACATTTTCGTCGTCAATAAATGGAGCGTGTTTGTATAAATCCGAATTTTCTTTCTCATTTAATTTCCGCTCCCAATATTTTTTGCCATCAAGACTTACCGAATAAATATTTGAAACAATTCCACTTCCACCGATATTTACAGGACTTAAATAACTTTCTATAAAATATGAATAAAAAGTTTTTGTAGCTTTGTATTCGTCATTTTTAACAAAAGAAAATTTATGCAATTCCTTTCCTGTATTAAAATCAATGACACATAAACGAGAAACAAAGTTCATATTATACGAATCCGATATGGTCGGTGGCGGATTTGGATAGTCTGTAACCCAAACTACGAATGATAAAACATTTTTATCTAAAAATTTTATAGCATTAAAAGTTACATAAGAATTTTTCATTTCATTGTAATTATCTTTGAATTGATATGAGAAAATTTCTTTTCCGTTTGCATCAAATTTAGCAAGCCAAGCATTATTGTTCATTTTACCGCCAACGATTTTGTATGATATGCTGTCAATTATCAAACCGATATATGTAATGTCTTTTTCGTTTGAAGGTTTAATTTTCAATTCAGATATTATTTTTTCAATATCAGACGGAGGCGTTACGTCGGGATTTTCAATAACTTCATTTTTTGAACATCCGTACAGAACAATCGATATGATTACAAATATAACCTTTTTCATGACTGTAAGATTTTATTTATTAATTGTTCAACTTTATTTAATCTATCACTATATTCCTGACAATTGGGAAATACTTCTATTGCACGAAGTATAACACGGTGTTCATTCTCATAATCATTATTCTTTCTGTATAAAATCATAAGCCGCTTAAACGCATGATGTGCAGGATTACCTATTTTTATATTTTCTTCGTAAACTGAAATTGCTTTGTCAATTTTACCTTCTTTTTCATACTCTATACCTTTATTATTTAGAGATGCAGTTTGCCTTAGTTTATCATTAAACTCATTTTGTTGGTTGCGTTTGGTTTTTATATTTTCAATAGTTTCATTCGGTAAATCATAATAATCAAACCCTTGCATACTTTTATTTTGCATGTCATTAAATAAATCTATTGGAATAGCAGACATATATGTTTTTATAAAATCGTCAATATTTACCCTTGTGTGATTGTATGGAATTTGAGTATATTTAGCCGAACTTTTATTATAAGAATACTGTTTAATGGCTTCCGGTGAAATATCTATATCTGTTGTATATTCTTTGCCATTTACCATTATCGTGTGTTTATAGATATTATTATTCCTCTTTGCTTGCATAATGCCAAACCATGACGGCTTGTTTTTCGCTTCCGTTCCTTTATTTTTAAATGAAAATATTGACATAACTTATTTATATACGTTTAAATCACTTTACCGACATACACATAAGTATCTTATAAACTCCGAAAATGTTTTCGTAGGATACATCGAAGGGTGCGTATCTCGGGTCCGGATTAATCGAAACACATCTTACCTTTCCTTCTTCTTCGGAAGGCTCAAGAATCTTTACAACAGTTCCGTTGCACGTATCCAGAACATAGACCTTGCCCCACTCGATAAAAGCCCGCTCGTTTATCATTTTGATAAGTATCATTGCGCCGGCGGGATATTCAGGAGCCATACTGTCGCCCGATACGGTTATCGCCCAATCAGCGCCTTTTATCGGCGATACAATCTTTTCGCAGTCGCTTTTTTTCACCGAAACGACAAAATCATTCAGCGATCCGCCGGCGGCGTAAAGAGGCAATAAATACGTACAGTTTGATTCCTCTTTCATTGAGGCTATTTCAACTCCGCTTTTAAGCATCTCTCCTTCGCCTGTTAAAAGCCAGCTCGTACTAAGTTCCGGATATGCCTTTTCTATTTTATTTATGCTTTTCATTGTGATATTTTCCCCAAGTTTATCCACATAACCGTTAGATAATCCTGTTTTAATTTCAAATTGTTTTTGACCTATTTTCAAATATGCCAAAAATTCTAACAATCTTTTTTTCATTTTATTTATTTGTTTATACAGATTTTAATCGGTATCTTTGTACCGTATTTATTGTTAAAAATTTAATTCAAATTGTTATGTTCAAACCTGTATTCGACATGGTGTATGACGAAATTCGTGCATCATTAATTGACAAATCGCAATTTTCAGAGCACTTAACTTTTTCGCAAATTGATTTTGCAAAAGAGTACGGATTTGTTATGCCGATAGGGTCATTAAGAAAGTTCATTGAGCTTAAACAAATTCTTAAAAAATTCATATTCAGACCGTTTTATTTTATACATTATCAATTTTACATCATTTACATAATGATAACAAGATTGAAATTAAAGCTAATATTACAGATACAACAACTCCGAAGCCTGCAATCTTAGCATATTTCAACGCATCGTTGCTTATCTTCAAACTCTCATAGCTTGAAACCAAACTTTTATATCCAAAGAAAGCCGAATTTGCAAGGCTTTGTAAGGCATTTGTATGTAAAGCATTTCTGCCTTTATCTGTTATCATTCCTTTCGTATTATCAACTTTCCCGGATTCATCTTCGTATGCGCAGATATAATCTATTGCAATTAAGTAATCAAGGGATTTTCTTATATCCTGAATCGTAATAGAATTATACAAATCGTTATATTCTTTGCTTTTATCTGCAACAAACCAAGTTAAATCTTTGGTCGATAAACATCTGTTCAAAACAAATTGTTCTAATACCACAGACCGTAAATAATATTCCTGATAGATTCTGTATGCCATTACGGCATTATCCATATCAATTATACTGTATTTGTTTGTCTCCATACAAATTTTTATTTCACTATCACACAATTGTTTAAGAAAAACATGTTATATAACATAAAAATTAACCGAAATTAATCGGCAAAATATTTGCTAATACCGAATACATACGGTACATTTGTCCCCGAAATCAAGCGTCCCACAAAACGCAAACTCGTCCGAAGCGTCGGAGAGTGATTTCAAAAAATCCTTCCCGGCGTGTTACGCATAAATTCAGACCACAAAGGTAAGGATTTTTTCAAAGAAAATGAACATTTGCATGGTCGGCAAAAAAAATTAACATAATACGAATCCGCAAGGACGGGGCGACCAAACGCACAAGCGTTCCTCGTTTATTGCGGATTCTGTTTTTCAGCATGGTAAACAGTATGGAAACATCGATTAACACTACGGAAATTGACAGAAGCAAGCTCCTCTGGCAGATGACAGGCGGCGAATTGATAGATATAATATCATTTGCTTTTCGTGAAAACGAGAAGTTTGCCATCAAAGAACTGCCGCACTTGCTTTCGGTCGAGGAGTTATCTGAATTGACAAAATATTCCGTTGCGACTATTCATCAAAAGAACTGCAAACGTGAGATTCCCGGATGCAGAAAAATGAACGGACGGATAGTCTTCGATACGGAAAGAATCCTTGAGTGGATGAATAAGGAATCGGTTAGCAAACCGACTAAAGACGAGCAGTTGGTTTATTTTGACAGAAATTTTGCAAAAGGTAAAATGAAGAAAGTATGTTAGACTTTCCGGCGGGGAGCAAATTTTACTATCAGTGAAAATTGTCTTAAAGTTTTGGTCACAACTTCCCGCCGGATAAATTAAGGAAAAATATGTTACATACAGAGGAAAATATTCAAATGGATTGCGTTTCGTGGTTCAAGCTGCAATTTCCGAACATTTTAATTCACCACTCACCGAATGGCGGGTTTAGAAATGCAAGGGAAGCGGCACGTTTCAAGAAAATGGGAACGTTGAGCGGTTTTCCTGACATCTTTATAGGGTATGCAAATTCAAAATTTCACGGTCTTTTTATTGAAATGAAAGCATATTCAAACAAATTAACAAAAAATCAAAAGGATGTATTTGAATACCTTTTGCAGCAAGGATACTTTTGCGAAGTATGCTATTGTCTTGACGATTTTATTGGAGCAGTGAATAATTATTTAAAACAGTAAAACATGTTTTATAACATAAAAAAATATTTGCACAATCAAAAAACTCTTTGCATCTTTGCATCGTCTTTGCAAGAGACAAAAAAAGCGACTTTTATAAGCGTGGTCTTTTTTTTAGCCACAATTTTAGGCAACTTCTCTAATGGTTACTGCGCTGAAAAGTCGGTAATTGTCTCTTGCAAGACTGAGAAAGTTGCCTTTCTTATTTTTAAAAATAATGATTATTCGTTCATGCAAGAGACAACGAAAAATCAAAGTAAGTCGAAAAATAGTAAACAGACTTTGACGCCACCGGAGCGAAACGCCGGAATCACTTCACGCCAAGCGGACTTGCTCCGCAGAGTAAAACTGCAATGCCTGAAAAGTAATGCGTTTTACGAATCTCTCCAGAAAATAACAGGACAAGATTTTATCATTGAGAAGAACGCAAAAAATGAGGCGTATTACTACATTATTTCGTCAGGTATTCTCGATGATTTTATCACTTTCTGTTATAACTACGTATCAAACGACCCGCACAGGGATTGTATTACTTGCTTAACAACTAATTTGAAATGAAAGCAGAATTATTTATTCAATATATCCTCTCTTTCCTTTTGTGTGCTTTGTGTTTGTCGATGATGGTAGCGGCATTCGTAAAGGACGCCCCGACCATCTGGAAATTCTTTACGGCAATCCTTGTGATTGTATTTTATAAAATTTTTAAGCATATAGGAAAGGAGTTGAAGCAATGAAAGAAAGGCAATTACTTTTATTTGAAGAAATTTATAAAGAAAAATCGAAAGTAAAAAAGGAAGAAGACGGAGAATATCCGTACATTATTTATATTTCTACATCGAAAGGTAATTGTACGGTAATAATTTACGAAGCTAAATCGGTTGAAGGATGTCAAGAATTATGCAGCCGAAAAGACACAAAAGGTTTGTATATGGGTGTTGAATGGGCATATTTTTACACAAAGAAAACTAATTGTAAGAATTTTTCATTGGAAACGTATTCGGAATTTTCAAAAGGTAAAAAATACGAGCGTGAATCAGATAACCGATTTTCAGATGATTATCTTAAAAGTATCGGAATGCGTAAAATAGGAAATATATGAAAAATCATTCTTTACTTACCTTTATTTTACTTCCGCAATACGGACAATTGACGAAGTCAATGGGTTGTTCTTCGATTAAGTCGGATACCCGGACATCTAACGCTTTGGCGATAGCATGTAATGTTTTAAGGGTTGGGTTACCTGCAATTGAGCGAGATACAACAGCGTGCGTAACGCCTAATCTTTCGGCGAGTTCATTTTGTGATACTCCTTTTTCTTTCAATATTATTTTAATCCTATTTTTCATACCGCAAAGATACATAAATTATACATATATACATAATGTAATTATCAAATGTAATATTAATAGCAAAGATTTAAATATTATTAACATAAATAATTTGGTAGATTGTGATATATACGCTACATTTGCACAGTGAATTTGATATTATAGTAACAATTAAAAACAAACAAAATGAAAAAAAATTCTTATTCTCAAAATGGCTGGTCGGGGTCTAATTTCGACAGTAAATTATCTGCGAAAGATATTACATCCAAGATCAGGGTATTTGTAAAGAATCAATACCCTGAATGTAAATTTTCAGTAACGAAAGAATCATTCAGCGGCGGCAGTGCCATTAATATAGCGTTAATGTATTCACCTTATGAAGTGAGAAGCGAAAAAGGTATTGCAAATGATTATTACTTGCAATGCAGCCTCTATGGCAAAGATTCGCAACTAAACGAAAATGGCAATGAAATTTTAAAAAACGTTGTCGGTTATGCCAACTCATTCAATTATGATGACAGTGATTCAATGACAGATTATTTTGATACCAATTTTTACTTGCATTTTCATGTGGGTACCTGGCAGAAAAATTTTCAAGTTGCAAAATAATTAAAACGCTGCGCTACCGGCACGACGGGCAAACGATATGACAAAAACAGGTTTAACAATAGAGCAGGTCGAAATAGAACGCAGGGCGTGTTACGGTCGCTATCACGAAGACGTAAACGACTACGATGTTATAACAGAACCGGTAGAATACGAGCAATGCGACTTTTGCGGGCTGTATTTTGAGCCGGAAGAACTTCAAACGGAAAACAGTGCATTGAGTTTCAAATATTGCCCCAGCTGCGCTAAATACGCTTGCAACGATTTGGAAACCGACGAGCCGGAAATAGACGACAGGTTGGAAATAGCCGCCTTGTTTGCCGAACTCGACAAAAACGAAAAGAAGATTGATTTTCACATTGAACAATTAAACAAAGCTGTATGACAACCGAAGAAATCAAACAAACAAGAATCGGCGGATTTGGCTCAAGTGATGCAAAAATGGTAGCCAAAATTGCAAAGAACGGATGCTTATCCGATGCCGACCGCCAACGTCTGGCAATCATGCTTGGCTTAGAAGAAAAACCGGAATTTTCAACGGAAGCCACCGATTACGGAAATTTTATCGAAGAAAGAGTATTTGAGATAATCAAAGAAAAGTATCCGACTGCAGTTTCAAATCCTTATTACAAGTCGAAAACTTTATCCGAAAAATACGGTTTTGATGTTTTTAATCATATTGATTTTGAATATGAGGATGAAAAGCGACTTATTTGGATAGAAAATAAGGCTACAAAATCTACATTTGATGAAACATACGAAGCGTATAAATATCAATTGTATTGGCATCATTTTCTTCTTATGGAAAAAGCCGAAAAAACGGGAAAGAAACCGATTTTGATGCTTTCTCATTATCGTACAACCGACAGAAATAATTTTTATCAGGAAAATTTCAGGATTGAAAAATTACCTTATAATAATTCTCATTTGAATATTTTTGAAAGAGGTTTTGAAATCATATCCGAAGCGATAAAGGACTTCAAATACGAAAAGAAAGAGGCTTTATATGCAGACAATTTGCCCGCTCCATTGCAGGAAAAAATACAAAATATCGCTGAATGTTTCAAGCGTATTACCGAAGCGGAAAAACAGGTTGAAGACTTTAAGGAAAAGATGCTTCAATTAATGGAAAATGCAAATATAAAGTCGATTCAAAATGACTTCTTTAAAATTAATTTGATAGGAGAAACAGTATCTACAAGTTTCGATACAAAATTGTTTCAGTCCGAAAACCCCGAATTATCTAAAAAATATTTACGTCAATCGAAAAGAAAAAGTTATGTAACAATTAAAACTTATTAAATATGAATACATTAGCAACATTCAATTCAACGATTACCAATGAACGGACTCAAAATTATTTGAAGCAGGTTCTTGGGGAAAAAAGAGCGAGTTTTGTCAATAACATTACTTCGCTTGTCAGCAACAATGCGATGCTGCAAGACTGCGATCCGCTTACTATACTTTATGCCGGATTAAAAGCAACCGCTTTGGACTTGCCTTTAGATAACAATTTGGGGTTTGCATACGTATTGCCGTACAATGACAGCAAGGCGGGTAAAAAAGTCGGGCAATTTCAACTCGGATATAAGGCTTTTATTCAGCTTGCCATGCGCAGCGGACAATTTAAGACAATAAATGTCCGTGAAGTAAAAGAAGGAGAAATCGTAAGCGAAGACTTTGTAAGCGGAGAAATTCAATTCAGGATGCTTACCGAAAACAGGGAAGAAGTAAAAACAATCGGATATATTGCATATTTCCGATTAATTAACGGCTTTGAAAAAATGCTTTATATGTGTAACGAAAAACTTGAAAAGCACGGTAAAAAGTTCTCACAGACGTACAAAAAAGGTTACGGACTATGGAAAGACGACTTCGACAGCATGGCTCGAAAAACAGTCTTAAAATTGCTTTTAAGCAGGTATGCGCCTCTTTCCGTAGAAATGCAAACGGCTATTAAATCCGACCAAGCAATTATATCCGAAAAAGGGGAAGTCTATGTTGACAATCAGAACTACTCGGATACCAATCAAAAGGCGGCAGAAATAATCGGAAAGGCTTTTGAGGACATAGAGGATGTTAAAGAAGAAAGTAAAGAACCGGCATTGAATCTTGAATAAATGAAATTCAATCTCGCAAATAATTTTGAGCTTGCAAAATACAAGACTTATTCCGAAAAGTTAATAAGCAGGGCTTGTATTGTTGAATTGACCGAAAAGCAGAAAAAGCGGACAATCTGCCAAAATTCTCTTTTCCATTTGTGGGTTAAAGTTTTTGCGGAACATATCGGAGAGCCGAGTTTTGATGCTTGTAAGCGTGATGTTAAGCGTGAATTATTGGGGCAAAAAATATGCAAAAACATATTTACCGGACAATCTGAATTTGAGGACTACAAAACGTCGGAAATGACAACGAAAGAGCTCGGCGAGTTTATGGATAAATTCAAGATTTGGGCGCAAACAGAATACGGATGTTATCTACCGTATTTCGGTGATTCCGGATATGAAGAAATGATTGAGCGATATGTAAATATATAACGTTTGTTTTATGATTAAGTTACGTTGTTTTGGTTTGATTAAACATAAGTCTCGGCTTACTTTGTTCGTGAGAATAGAGTAAGCAAAAATGGGGCGGGATGCTGAAACATGGCATATAGATTCGATTCAAACGCTCCACAAATATATAAAAAAAATGAAAATAGATTATTCATATAATAAAGCTATAGCTAATAAATTAGGATATGACAACTAAAGAAAAATATCTCGAATTTCTTCAATCCAAGATGGCAATCAGCCTGCAATCCGGATTTGATGTTTCGACAGAGGAAATGACTACGGGATTGTATCCGCACGTGAAAGATTCCGTTAAGTGGGCGGTCAAAGGAGGATGCCGAGCGATATTCTCAAGTTTCGGAATGCAAAAAACGGTTACGCAATTGGAAATCGAACGGCTGATTATCAAACACGAAGGCGGTAAAGGTCTCATCGTTTGCCCGAAGCGGGTTGTAGGCGAATTTATCGAGCAAGCGAAAAAATATATCGGTATTGATGTTGAATATGTCAGAACTATGGATGAAGTCCGCTCCTGCCAATCCGACATAATGATTACAAATTACGAGCGAGTACGAGACGGTGAAGATGGCATCAGGATTGAGCCGTCTTATTTCAAAGTAACATCACTCGATGAAGCGTCGGTACTCCGAAATTACGGAACAAAAACCTATCAGGAGTTTCTTCCGCTGTTTTCGGAAGTCAAATACCGGTTTGTTGC